CCTCGTTGAGCAGGTTCCCAGTCCAGACGTAGGTACTGGCCGACTCACCCTTCGGGGTCACCCGTACCTTGAAGTAGGCCGTGTCCGCGAAGGCAATACGACCGTAGCGGATCCGGTGACTGATGCTGCCCACAGGAGACATGCGGTTACCTCGGGGCATGTAGAGCTCGGAGAACTGGAACAGCATCGTGTACTGCTCTCCGATGTAGACAGACATGCTGGTCTGATCCCCCGCCACGGTCACAGTACTCGTCGTTGTCTTGGTCACGGGGAAGTCCTGGCCGGCCGAGGTGCTACCAGCAGCACGGCTCACGACTTTCATGGTCGCCCCTGCGCCCAGGTTGTACGGCAGGGCGAATGTGGTCTCATTGGCCACGGCATCGTGGGAGCTGCTGACCCCACTGGACCCATCGGTGAGCCGGCGGTCCAGGTGCACACGGAAGCTGGCGGGGCTGTCCGCGAGGAACGGCTCGAAGTCCATGCGCTCGAGGCTCGTCTGGCTGCCACGCCGCACAACCAGATACAGGAGCTGGTCGATCCACTCGATGTGCAGGATCTTGGCATTCGTGCCACCGACAGTGAACTTCGACCAGGCACTCTGCACACGCTCGCGGCCATTGATTGACCACTTGTAGATGTAGAGCGTAGTGTTGCTGGTGGCCTTGAGCACCAGGCACTCCTCGGTGGGGGACACGGTCATCTGAGTCGTCGCGCCCACGATGTAGCTCGGGGCCTGGCCCGTGATGTCGACCGCGTCGTATTCGGGCCTGTTGGTGCTGGCATCGAACAGCTCACGCACCGTGGTGTTGGCCCCTCGAGTACCGACGAAGAACACGGAACTCTCGGCAGCCTGGGGCTCGGCGGTAGTGGTGCTCTCGAACTCCGAGGCCACATCCACGGAGACGTTGGACGGGGTTAGGGTGCCGTCGCCGCCCCCGCTCAGGATGAACTGGCTGCTCTCAGAGAACAGCACAAGGTTGCCCCGGAGGGGGGCGACGTAGTTCAGCAGGTTGACCCTGGTGCTCGCAGCTACCACGGAGATCCGGGCGCTGTCGAGCAGCGTGGTCACGGTCGTCCTGAAGAAGGTGAAGTACTGACCCACCTCACTCAGGAGGGCCGTCTCGCCGCTCAGGAGGACCAGGCGATCCTTGTAGAACCCCATGCCCCGGATCTTCTCCCCATCGGCGCCAGCACTGGTCTGGAGGAACGCCGGCCTGGGGTTGGTTTCCTGGTCGCCGGCTGCCAGCTCGCCCCACTGGGGTGCCGTGTATGGCGCTGTGGTGCCGATGGAGCCCCCAAGAGCCGCTCCGCTCACCTCGGTCCACAGGAAGTCCCCGTTGCTCAGGCGCACCAGGAGGTGCGGCATCGTGGCGTAGTCGGGCTTGTACTCAATCCCACCCTTGAGCGACTCTTCCCAGGAGCCGTCGCCAAAGGCACCCGCTCCCGTGTCCAGAGTCTCGAACTTGACGTAGTAGGACGTAGTGCCTGCCACATCCTGCTCCGGCAGCCCGTTGATCTTGATGGTGAACCCGTTGGGGGCCACGGCGGGCAACGAGCTGAAGGTCTGCACCGAGTCCTTGATCACCTCAACAGCCGAGCTCGCCACGGAGTCATCGGTGCTGATGTCAAAGTCTGTCGCGTCGTCCCTCTTGACCCAGAGGGTGCTACCCACACGCTCGAGATCGTAGTCACCCAGGCTGAGGACGGTGCCGCTGTAGCTGATGGATCCCCCCTGGGTCAGGGATACCGAACCGCTTGTCAGGCCCTGGGTGAGCATGTCCGCGATGTAGTCCGTCTGGATGCCCGCGGCATCAGAGGCGGAAGTGGCATCCGGTGTCGTGAAGGTGACCTTGCGGCCATCAACCTCGAGGATGTACTTGCTCGAGTAGTTACCCTGCTTGACGAAGGCCAGGGCCTCGTAGCCCCGGTCCGCCGAGGTAACCGAGTCCATCAGAGGCTGCTTCGCCTTGTTCACCACGATGGTGGCGTCGGCAATCGTCAGGAACTCGAGGTCACCCTCGGGGTCAGTGGTCTCGAGGTAATCGAAGTCACCCGAGGACCCATAGACCGCGGTGTCCCCGTTGATGTCATACACGGTTTTTGATGAACCATCCGACAAATCGTATACCCGGAGAGCCTTGTTCTCGACAGCCACCACATACCGCTCCGTGTCGTCACGGTTGATCGTGTGGTAGCTCACGGCCCCCGTAGGGGCACTCGCCAGTGTGCCTACATGCTCCGTAGGTGGACGCTTCCGTAGCCCTTCGACCACGGTGCCCAGGGCGTTCTCCTGGACCTCGCACTGCGTGGGGAATCGCTTGATCGGTGGCTGCTGACTCACCCCCCCGACGAGATTGTCATTGGAGTGGGCGATGAGGCCCATTAGCTCCCCAGTTGATTCAGAGGACTCTGGCGGTTGACTACACGGTACACCGAGTAGTTTCCGGTGAGCATCGAGTGGTCCGCTGTATCCCCATCGGCATCCTTGAGGTCAGCCAGTGCCTGGTACTCATCCTGCATGTTGTAGGCATGCTGCGGGCTGTAGCCGATGACTCGGTCAGCAAACACACGGGTGGCCCGGATCAGGATGTACCTGCGGGCCACCTCGGGGAGTTCGGACCACTCCAGGTTGTAGATCACATCCACTGTCACCTCATCGGTGATCGTGTATGTGTGGTTCTTCCGGTCGTAGAGCTGGGTGCCACGCTGGACGAGGTCCAGGTTCGTGTTCTTCCCCGGGGAAGCATCGATGCGGAATACGTTCTCGGCCAGAGTGATCTGGCTGTCTGACGGGGTCATGGTGACCTCCGTCTCGTAGTTGAAGGCCCACCCCTGCGAGAGCACGGCTCGACGGGTCTCCAGCAGGATGTTCTTGGCCATGGAGACCTCCGCTCCACCAGTGAGGCTGCTGGTAGGTGAGGAGCCTACGGCCGTGAGCATGATGTTGACGGCCTCGAGCTCCGTGGTCGCATTCACGCTCTTCAGGTTGTTCGTAGAGCCGGTAGTGCTGGACTCACCGGACTCTTCTTCACCTGGAGAGGAAGCCACTACGGTTGTGCGCCAGGCCAGGTAGCCCAGGATACCCGGACCCTCGGTGGGGCTCGTGGTCATCGACAGGGTGAACCCCGAACTGTCAAAGCTCGCGAGACTACCGACACTGTATGCCGCACCCTCGTCATCCAGGACATGCAGGATGCTGCTCGAGGTGCCGCTCGAGGTGTTCGTTGTGGAGGCGTAGTCCTCCATCGAGTACGACAGAGAACGGTCTGTCTCGAAGCCCGTGCTCACGCCGATGCTGCCAACGCCCGCATGCCACGAGCTGTGCCCGGAACCGTCAGGCCCCGAGCTCGCGTTGTTGTGGTATCCCGTGCCCAAGACCATGAGGCCCTCGGGCTGGAATCCGGGGCTCGTAGTGACCAAGTCTCCAGTGGTCTGCGGGGGCGAGGTCGTCCCCACATAGGCCTCTCCATCGAACTGGATGGCCAGGTAGGAGATGCGTGCCGTGTTCGGGTCGGAGGTTGACCCATCCTCATGAGTGACACGGAATCCAGTGCCGCCCGGTATACGAGAGAACACCAGACCAGGCCACTGGCCTGCCGCAATGATCTTCCCGCCGCGCCTGGTGAAGAACCCGCCTTGCGACTGGGTCTGCTGGTTATCGACGCTGCCCCTCTGGTAGCTCGCATGAGACACCTGAGTGCTGCTGTCGCCCAGTGTCACCAGGCCGAGGCTCGCCGCCCAGGAGTTCGGGAAGTAGCTGATCGTAGCGAGGTCATGGACAACGATCAGTATGTCAGGGTCGAACGAGAGCGTGATGTCAGTGGTGTTACCGACAGCTCCGCAATCGATGTAGCTCGTCCCCACATGAGTGTTCGTTGCGTCCTTGATCGCTACGGTCGTGAGCTGGAACGCGCTGTCGAAAGCATCTGCCGTGCTATCGAGGGTGATCTTGTCCGTGGCAATCGAGTCCAGGGTCGCCTCGCCAACGACAGTGCCGGAGGAACCCGAACCACCCTCACTGTGTACGACGCATTTCCCCGTCGTGTGGACGACGGTGGAAGCCTCAACGTCCTCGGTGCCCGTCGTGGGTAGGGTGACGTTATCGCGGGCATCGAGGGACACCGACCACTGGTTCCCTGCGCTGTCCACAGCGCCGATGCCTAGGTTCGCATGCGCTGTGACCGAGTCCTCCGTTGCCGTGTTCGTCAGGAACAGGGCCGCCTGAGCAGTACCGAAGTCTGTCAGGTCCACATCGAAGGTGCCGGCGACCGTGGGCAGGTTCTGCGTCACGATCTTCCACTCCATGCGTACTACCTCACGATGTTGCTGTTGAAGGGAATGCGGGCAGCTCTACACCCAGCGGTAGAGCTGCCCGCGAAGCATCACACAGGTGGGCAAAATCCCACCCGTGAATCACGCGGTCTTGATGACGGCACAGGCCTCGGGGCGCAGGTAGTTGAAGCCGCACGCGAGCTTCGCGACCATCAGGTGCGCGAGACGCTCGAGCAGGTACTCCGACTGCACCGAGAGGTCAGCCATCTTGACGCCGCCGACGCCGGAACGGTGGAAGCCGATGGCCACCACGTTGCTCCAGTCACCGTTGTAGCCGTCGCCTGCCCCGAAGGGATCGTTGCGGGCACCGTAGTCGTCTGCGGAGCCCGACAGGTCACCAGAACCCAGGTTGTTGGTCATGACGATCTGGATGCCGGCGATCCGCATGACCTGTCCGTTGGACAGAGCATCCGTGTTGCCGACGTAGTCGCGGCTGATCAGCTTGCTGTCCATCTGCATCAGGTTGTAGTACTGATCAGGAGCCAGGGCGACGATCCGCTGACCATCGTTCGGCACATCGTTCTCATCGAACTTCTGTGCCATCTCCTGGATGGACTCGGTGAGGCTCGTGCCGTTGGTGTTCGCATCCGTGTCCGTGATGGACACCGGAGCACCCGTGACACCCGTGATGGTCTCGGCGGCACTGGCACCAGCGAAGATCGTGGCGAGGATGTGCTCGTCCACTTCCTTGGCGAGGGCCCGTCCGATGGCCGAGGTGTACTCGGATCGAACGTCCCAGTGCACCTTCATCGTCTCCAGGTCGTCGACCAGCACGCTCGAGGTGAGAACGTCGTCGATGAAGATCTCCTTCTCCTGAAGGGCGATCTGGGAGTTGTAGGCAGTGCTGCCGGCGTCTGCGTCGGTGATCAGGCTCTCACCGGGTGAGTGCCAGCGGCTTGCTGCCGTGCCGATGACGGGGAAGGTTGCGGACTTCGCGTTGCTGATCGTCCGAGACTGGATCAGCGGCATGAATTTGTTGGTCTCCTGGAACGTGGCGAGCGTTTCGCCTGCCCAGAGTCGGAGGAAACCCTCCTGTGAATCAGCGGGGTTGCCGCTGAGTTCACCAAGTGCGGTGTAAGCCATGTGGCCATTCTCCTGAATGGAGTGTGTCGAAAGGAAAGGGTGGGGCTAGGCCCCGACAATCCTGACAACGCTCCCTCGCCTGGAGCAGCGGGTTGTCCGCCTAAGCGGGCCCGGACAGACATCGATTCACGATGTCAGGTGTTCTGAGTCTCGGTGGAGGCGAGTGCCACTACCTTCTTCTTGCGGCGAGCTCCCGCGAGAAGTGCAGCAGCCAGTGCCGCAGAGGCCGCGGCTGTCACTGGATTCCCCGTGACGACGCCGACTACGGAGCCGACGATGTCACCAGCCGGCGCCGCTGTCTCAGCGACGATGTCCCCAACAGGCACCTCGCTCGTTGTGCCATCAGCCGCAGTCACCGTGACCGTGCGCTCGAAGGCCTCGTCCAGGGCAGCACAGCCCACCAGGAGGACGCCGAGCAGCATGGTGCACGCGAGCACCTCGAGGCCGCCTCGGAAGTGCGCCAGGCCCCTCATGACTTCGCTCGTCCCCGCGAGAGGGAGTAGGCGGCCGTCGCGATTGCCAGGCTCGCGAGAGCGCAGATCTTGATCATGTCCGGGTAGTCCCCGAGCAGCACGGTCCCACAGAGGCCAGTGAGGGTTGTGGTCAGCAGGCCCTCCGAGGTCGTGAGGAGACTGCCGGTCGAGACGGGGCCAAGCGAGAGAGGGTCTTGAGGTTCCATAGGGCTCACATGATGTTGCTGCGCTCGAGCCGCTGTCGGACCTGGGCGCGGAAAGCGGGATCGGTCTTGTACTCAGGCCGGCGCATGTCCTTCGTGAGCTGGGCGACACTCTCGTAGACACCGCTGGCTTTGCCTGTGGGCTCCGTGGCCAGGAGCTTCGGCTCAACGTCCTGGCCGCCCCCCTGTTGGTACATGGCCATGAGGCCTCGAACGGCAATCGATGCGGTCGCGAAGTCTCCATTCTCGACCTGGGCGTTGTAGCTCTCGATCTCCTCGGGGCTCATGTTCTGGGCTGCCCAGGCCAGGGCCTGGGTGTAGTTCTCCTCGCCGCCGGCCTGCTCGTAGATCTTCCCGAGCTCCGAACTCTGGACGGCCTTCTGGCCCTCCATGAAGGCCTCGACAAGGTCCCGTCCGAGGCCCATGGCCTCGAGCTTGGCGAAGGACTCGTCGGTCAGCCCTCCGCTGGAGTAGTACTCCTCTGAGAAGGGCTGGAGGGCCTCTGTGGTGACCCCAGCTCCATCGAGTACCTCCGGGGTTTCCTGGGCTTCCTGGGTTTCCTGGGCGCCCATACGAGCCTGGAGTTCGGCGTAGGCCTTGGCCATTGCCTCAGGGCTCTCGAACTTGGGGTCGAGCCACTCCGGCCGCTCAGGGGCGGGAGCCGCCTCAGGCTCCTGGGGGCCTGGCTGCTCGCCCTCCTGGGGGTCAGTGCTGATCGAGATCCCGTTGCTGGTCTCGGAGGTCACGTTGACCTGGGGGGCCTCGGGGGCCGGCGCGGCCTCTGAAGAGACGTTGACGCTGTGGGTCTCACCCATCTGGTTGCTCCTGTTGTTGTGATGCTTGTTGCCCCGCCATCTTCATGACATCCGGGCCGAACTGCTGGAGCATCTGGGCCTGCATGGCCTGCTGGCGCTCCTGCGCGATCTGTTCCTCGCTCTTGATCAGACCATCGGTCACCAGGCCTAGCGCCGTGGCACGGCGGCTCAGGTAGTCCCCGATGTTCATGTACTGGTTCAGCATCTCCGCACCCACCTGCTGGAGGGCTCCGGTGATGAAGCTGTCGAGGCGCATCAGGTCGGCTCCGCGGCCGAGGGCCTCGAGGCCCGTGACGATGCTGGGGTGCACGATGTCCTTGGGCAGCTTCGGCAGCCGCCGCTCCTTGGTCATCCTCGAGATGATCAGGGACACCAGGGGAAGCTGGAACGAGGCACTCAGGCTGGCATAGGAGCCACTGAGCACGCTCTCGAGCTCCTCGGCCAGGATGCGCCACTCGGTCGCCGTGACCCTCTCTCCCTTGCGCTGGAGTTGGGTGTTCATCAGGAACGCCAGGCCCAGGCGCTCACGGATCTGACCAGCGGTCTCGAAGGTGATCCGCATGTCAGCGGCCTTGCTGCCCATGGTCACCATGGAGACATCCGATTCACGCCCCTCGCGGATGGCACCGTTGGGACTGTCCGCAAGCGTCCGTGCTCGAGTGGGAGAGCCAGGGTCGACAAGCCAGAGGCACTTGGCGGCCATCGCAGAGGCCTCCACCAGCGACTGGGACAGGCCCTCGAGGGACTTCAGGTCCCCGAGGTAGAGGGTGGCGTACCCGTAGGCGTAGGACTCGCCGGAGACATCCTCGAGCTGGAGGGCCAGGTAGGGCAGGGTGTCCTCGGCGTACTCGCCGCGGGAACTCTCGACCACTTGCCCGAGCACCTCCTGGTGCACGCTGAACTTCTTCTCATTCAGCCGGTGGATGCAGGTGTACACATCCACGCTCTCCTCGGGGGAGCGGGTCTGGGGGACAGCCTCCTGGATCTCAGGGGGCAGCGAAGCAGGTGCTATTTGCTCCTTGATCAGGATGTGTTGGAGGGAACCCATCGGGTCCCGCTTGACCACATAACGGTCCAACTTGAACACCTGCATGCCCCCGGCCTTGGGCATGTGGATCAGGGCGTTGCCTGCAATGACGAGCTGCTTGATCGCTTCATGCAGCGCAGGCCGGTAGCCCTGGGATTCGATCTCGGCCATGACGGCCCCCT